CGCGAGTCAGAGTGATCTGGAAGTCCAGGCCCTCTGCGAGACTGTCGGCTTCAATCTGCGCCTGGGTCGCACTTGACAGAGTCCTCTTAGCGCGCTCACATGACGTACGCAGACGACGAAGTGCCTTTGCGTTACCAGTCAGATCAACCTTAGTCTTCTTCTTAAACTCGGCAGAGCACCAGTCAACCATGGCATTGTCAAAGTCCTCTCCGCCCAGATGCGTATCACCTGCAGTGGCCTTGACCTCAAATACACCGTCATCCAGAGTGAGAATGGACAGATCGTGCGTGCCACCACCGCAGTCAAAGATCAGCACATTCTGCTCACCATTGGTCTTCTTGTCCAGACCGTAGGCCAGAGCAGCCGCAGTGGGCTCATTGATAATACGGAGAACATTCAGACCCGCAATGGCACCGGCATCCTTGGTTGCCTGACGCTGGGAGTCATTGAAGTAGGCAGGCACCGTGATTACCGCGTCAGTCACCTTCTCACCCAGGTAGCTCTCGGCAGTAGCCTTCATCTTCTGGAGCACGGCAGCGGAGATCTCCTCAGCGCTGAACGTCTTAGTCTCACCATTCACAGTTGCCTCAATGAGCGGCTTGTCGGCAGTACCAGGCTTGACCTTGAAGGGCCAGTGGGCCATATCGGCCTTTACGGACGCATCGCCGAACTTGCGGCCAATGAGACGCTTAGCATCGAAGATTGTGTTGACTGGGTTCGCTGCAGCCTGGGACTTGGCTGCATCGCCGATGAGACGCTCCTCGGCAGTGAAGGCTACGTAGGAGGGAGTAGTGCGATTGCCCTGGTCATTTGCGATGATTTCAACACGGTCATTCTGCCAGACACCGACGCAGGAGTATGTAGTTCCAAGATCAATCCCGATAGCAGGCATTATACACTGTAAAGGTGAGGAAGTTTTAGGCCTAAGTGTAAAAAAATTGAATCAATATTTTGTATTTATTATTCACACAAATGCAAACTGTAAGTGCTATAAAATTTCTTAAAGTCAAATGGTTGGATTATGATTATTCTTCAGACACCGGGCTTGATAAAGCCCTTGCTGAATTAGAGGTTAAAATCACAAAATATCTTAAAAATGGGTGGGTAATTAAGGGCGAGGTTTCCTATATAACCCACTCATGTAGGTGCTTAATTCAAACAATGGTAAAATATGAACAGAATAAAGAAGCAGAAGCAGACTTACTTAAATTATAAAAGCCTTAGTGCTTACGAGACTTATTCTTATTTTTCTTATTCTTATTCTTCTTATTTGTCTTGTTTCTTCTTCTACCGCCCTGCCCTAGTGTCATTCCGCCCATTGCTCCAGTGAGGGCGGAAACATTAGAGGGACCAGAGGGCGTTCCACGCGGTTTGAAATACCCTGTAAAGTTTGGACTGCCTCGAGCAATTGGTTCTTTGGCACCGGGTCTCCTATTATAATTTCCAGTAGCATGAGTATTTCCTACACCGACACTTGTACTAAATCCGACCTTTGCGCCTTGACCTTGAGATGCCATTCTATTATATACTGATCTTTTTAAAAAAAGATCGCAAAAAGTATAGCCACTTTTTTGACATACTTTTTTTCTAAAAAAGTATAAGATGTCTAAGATTACCTCCCAAATCTGGATCGGGCCATTCAACAAAGCCTGGGATGAGAAATTCTTAAAAAAGCACAAGATCACTCACATTATGTGCTGTGCAAAGGAGTTCAATGCTCCGACGTTTTTATCTAATGCAGGTGATGATAAAGTAAAGGCCCACTGGGCGTCACTGCCAATCACAGATGATAAATCTGACGCAAAGACTGAGAGCCAGTTCAGAAAGGGTGCTGCCATTCTGAACCGGTGGATAACTGCAGGTCACAAGGTTATCGTGCACTGCTATGCGGGAATTAGCAGATCAGTCTCAACTGTCTTAACCTATCTTATGATCTATAAGGGGCTTACCTACGACGAGGCGTACGATCTAGTCAAGAAAGGTAGACCAGAATTAAATCCCCATCCTGTTTATATAAAAATTCTGAAGGGAATGGAAAAGCGCAAGACGCGTAAACGTAGACGGATCTAAATATTTATAAACTAAGGATGTCGCAAATAGAAGATCTTATCTGGGTGGGGTCGTGTTCAGACGCATCTAATGCACAGTTCTTAGAAGAGAGAGGTATTGAACATATTATCTGTTGCGCTGAAGAATACAAATATCCGCCAGGCTTTCTTTATATTAAGCAAAAGACAGATCAGTGGCACCGTGTTCCTATGAAAGACAATACCGTCAATATTCTAACAGAAGGGCACTTCAAGGATGCAGCGGCCAAGTTGAATGAATGGGTCTCACAGGGTAAGAAGGTACTAGTACACTGTCGCGAGGGCAAGAGCCGATCTGTTTCCGTAGTTATCGCATATTATATGATATACCGGAACTGGTCATTCGATATCGCTTACTGGCATCTGAAGACAAGGCGATCAAAGACGAATCCTTATGAGCGATTTATACCAATTCTGAGATCAATCGGGGCTAAAGAACCTTATGTTTTCTTAGATAGATGAAATATTTTGTTATAGGATTTAATAAGACTGCAACAACAACGATGCACGAGCTCTTTTTATTAAATGGAATAAAAAGCCAGCATGATAATAACTGGGATTTAGACAACTATGATGCATTTAGTGATAATAAAGAGTTATACGTCTATAATGAATTAACTATCAAATATCCAGATGCTATGTTTATATTAAATATACGCAATATGAAGGGGTGGATACTAAGCCGAGTCAATCATGGTATAATTTATCGGACACTATATAATAATGATCCTAGTAGTGATTGGATATGGAAATGGACTTATCCAATTTCTGAAAGTAAGATTATTGATAATATAGTATGGAGAAATACCCATATAAAATCAGTTCTTAATCATTTTAAATCAAGAAATATGATGAACCAATTAGTAGTTCTAGATGTAGATCAGGCTGATTGGATCAAGTTCTTTTGTTCAGAGTTAAATCTTGACAAACAAGATACTATACGAGCCCACTCATCAAATTCTCTTTTAATTAGTGTTGAAAAGAAGGATGAATGCCAAGAAGAAATGAATGCCGCAAAAAAACTAGTAGATGAAACTTTCTTGAAAATAAAGGATGATCCTAAGTATAAGTGTATTATTTATGAGACAAATGAACTAGATAGTTTAATTGCACAGTTTAAGAATAATATAAAAAAGGTCTAGATCTAGACCTAAGGATTCGCTTCATCTTTTTAAGAGAATGACCGAAGCTAAAAAACCAGGAATCAGTTTTATCCTCCGCGCCAGAAATGAAGAAGCATATCTGGCACAGAGTCTTTCTAGTTTATTAGGGCTAACTGTGCCCCACGAGATCGTCATAATCTTACATAAGTGTACAGATAAATCGAAGGAGATTGCTTTAACTGCGCAGGCTAAGGGTCAGCCAATCCGTATTTACGAGACTGATGCAAATCTGTCAAAAGCCGGTTATGAGACTTTGGCAACACCCGCAAACTACAATGAGTCTCTTGCATCTTTTTACTCAAAATGTTTCTCATTCGGTCAGTACAATTGGCTATTCAAATGGGATGCAGATTTTGTAGCTTCGCCAGAACTTCTGAAATTCCTGAATTCTGATCTCGTCTTGGATAGGGAACAGCCATTCAGATATCTGATCCCATGTGAGATGTCTGAGGGTGTGGTCAACAAGGAGACCTACCTGTTTAATTGTCTAGTCGGCTACAAAAAATATATTTTCTGGGAGACACCTGCATTTTTCTGTGGATCTGAGATAGTGGAACTCAATGCCAAAATTTTTACGATACCTCACACTATTCTGAAAGAATACTGGAAGGAACCTCCGTGGTTTGTCAGTAAGGATACATTTCTTGAGGATAGGTACAAAAAAATAGTAGAGCTATGCGGCCCTGAACCGGTAGGTGCATCCCGTGCTCAGTGTAAAGACTGTGAGGGGCCGTATTTCAAGGTCCTACAGAATAAAGAGGAGCTTGAACGTCTTGGAATCATCTTGATTGAATAATCTACTCGGTGAGAGCCTGGCCAGCCTGCTCATCGCCTACCTCCTCCTCATCCCTGAACTCGGGCTCAACTACTGCAGCAGTAGCAGCAGCAGGAGCACTAGCAGACTCAGGAGGCTGCTCGGTCTCCTTATAGAGACGGATAAAGTTGGGCACACCGTACTGGGTCTTCAGATTCTCGCACACCCAGTCAATCGCCTCGGCAATGCGCAGAGTCTTCCTGTTAGGACGCAGGGCCTCAAGATAGTGCTTGTGGAGGCCGAACACCATCGGCTGCACTGACTTTGGCAGATCCTTGAAGGATAGCATGTGCTCCTTGTGGCAGCGGCAATACCAGTTATAGAGGGTCCTGGTAGTGGTCCTGTAGGCATCCTCAAAGGCCTGGAAGCCCTCGCTTTCCTCAGCGTAGACGCGCAGATACTCCTGCACCTTCTTGTTTGCACGAAGACGCAGGAAGCGGCCGAAGGGATTTGACTCCGTACCGCGCAGCTCGCGGCGTACACGGTCGTGATCGGCATTGCGGAAGCGCCAGCGCTGTAGGCCCGTGTGGACGGCAATGCCCTGCCAGTACCAGGGCTTCGACTTCTTGATCTCCTCGAACTTTGCCTTGAGCTCTGCCCAATCAGTCGGCTTGAACGTGAGGCTGTAGGTCTTGGGACGCCAGGCAACAGGCAGATCCTCCGTGTAGAACTCTACCGTGCCATTCGTCTTAACCACGCCACGATAAATGGCCCAGAAGTTGGCGTGCTCAACAGAGCGGACTACGCGGTGCTCAGGGTGAGCAAGAACCAGGCTCATGAAGGTTCCTGCGACATCATCCATCTTTGCAGGGTCGCCCATCACGGCCTCAATGTCATCCAGGCAGACACGCTTAGACTCCATGGCCTCCTCAAAGAGCTCGCGGAAAGTACGCTCACTGTAGAAGGAGCCATCGGCATCCAGCCTGGACCGGGTGGTTACGTGGGTCTGGGTATCACCCTTTACGCGGAAGACATTGATCATGACACCCTCCACGAAGTCCTCTAGGCGGAGAGCCTGACTGGAGTCAGTAGCGCCCACAGGGATCTTCTGGTCACGACGGGCAGCAAAGGGGGCAACGCAGCAGGGGCGGTTTCCCTGAGTATCCCATACCAGAGAGCGACAGAGCTGAGCAGCCTCGGAGACAGAATCCTCGGCGATTGCTGCCTCTGCTTGCTGTGCTGCGCTTGTAGTAGCTGCGCTTGTAGTAGCTGCGCTTGTAGCTACAGCCGTATCCCTACCGCTCTTGAGGATCACATAGGGGGAATCAGCAAACTCCAGAATCTCCACGGTAGGCTCTGAAGCCTGCAGCCAGGCCTTCAGGTCGGTCCAGGTCTTGTACTTAGAAGCCCAGGAAGCAAAGGTAGACAGAGTAGACATCTTGGTGGACATGATGTGAATACTGGATTTTGTGGGCGAATTACTTTCAATTTTACGCTTTTTAGAAAAAAGCGTGCAAAAAAGTTGCGATCTTTTTTCTAAAAAGATCAATAGATAATGGACATCTATACAAGCTTATTTTGGCTTAGTTCTTTACTTTTTGCCAGTTTATCAATTTATTTATTATGTTGTACAAAAAGAACCCCAATATTTTATGCACAAATCTTATCCGGTTGTGGTATGTTTATAACTAGTAAGATCGGGCGTAAGTTTCTGAGGCTAGAGTGATACATCTTTTAGATTTGCTATTTCTGCATTTCTATACTTCACCTCATTGATTAATGCCCATAATTTTTTTCTTCTACTCATATTTTCTGAGGCGATCTTATCTAGCTGTGCCCTTGTTTTTCCTGGCTTCTTATATTCTGCAGACCCTCTCTTTATTAAAAACTTTAATACAGCAATCTCATCCTTATCATCTATATTGTATAATTCAAGATCACGAATCCGATTGGCTGCTGAATTAGATGACATGGAAGAATTTTGATTCTTACTTGTGTCAGAGAATTAATTGCATCCTCCTCGTCATCACCCCCCTGACCTCTTTCTGGAGGCGGGGTCTTATTCTGCCATAGTTCATTGCATCTGCCAACCTTGTGTCCAGCCTCTCCGCAAATACTACAAGGATATACGTCAAACATTGGTGTATATCCTTCTACGATATTTTAAAAAATCATTTTTTATACTTTTTTTATAAAAAAGTATGTCAAAAAAGCTCCACTTTTTTCTAAGAAGCGCAGGTAGATGGCAGAAGTCCAGAGTTCGCCACCAAATCTAAAATTAGAAGCGCCAGATTACGGTGCTTCAGCTGCCGCAGCAGAAAAAGAAGAAGACCCCGTCATTGAACTCGGTGACCGAATCAGGTTGAGCGGTGGTAAATACGACAGAACAACCGGTCGTGTTATCTTTCGTACATTTGATAAACTCCATCTGATGCCCGATGGTCTTACCCACTCCGCCATAGAATTTACTTTAACAGAGGACGGCTTTGAGGAAGAGTCTGGTATAGAAGCCGTTGAGATCCTACAGAAGCGCAAGAAGCCCGCTCTCGTTGACATCTTGGATCTCGCCACTGGCCAACTTCTGGAGACCTTTGACGAGGAAGGTAATTCAGCAGGTATCTATACAATTAAGAAGGTTGATTCTGATCTTGACAATCTCGTGGTACAGGGCGAAGATGGTGAGGATATTGATCTACGCTTCGGATTTCGCGGTATTGATGACTCCATGCCCTTCCGTGTAATTCGCGGCAGACAGGCGCCTGAGAAGCCAGCTATAAATCAAAATGCTGATGACGCTGAATCTGAGGAAGGTGAAGAGGAAGAGGAAGAAGAAGTCGAGGATTTCACATTCTTAGATGATGAGCTGGAAGAGACCCCGGCTGAAGAGGAAGAAGTGCAGCGTCTAGTGGAAATCCCTACATCTGAGCGCATATATTCCAACATGAGACAGAAAAGCGAAGCCTACGCCGATATCCTGTCATTCAACTCTGATGCCATGCAAAAGCTGGAAAGCACTCAGAAATCTACGAGAGTCCTCACTGAGATTTTCTTTCAGCTGCGTGCTGCCATAATGCGCACGAGTGAAGACGGTATACCCAAGGGTGTCAAACCAACCAGTATTCAGACTCTCATCGACCTTTTAGAAACGAGGCACTTTGAACTGAGTAGGACAGTTATCGACATTGACAAAATTGTCTATTATGACATTGATCCAGATACCGATCCTCAGCCCGAGTCTATGGACGGTCTGAGACTGCAGTATTTCAATAAGAAGATCGTGGATGCAATAGAATATATCCAGTCATCTACTGACATGGAAGGTCAGAAATACACGCAATTCCTAAATGGGTTCCTCAGTCGATTCGGGGCATCTTGGCGTTCGAGAGGTTCTGCTGGCGCAGATGCCTTTCAGCGGGATGAAGAAGCCTTTCGTCTCAAGGTACCTGATCCTGAGTCTAGTATTCCTGGATACGCGGCTGGTCTCCCTAGCAAGAAATCAGCGTATCTGACTTCTGACTTGATCAGTGAAGTCTCGATCTCTCTAGTTCGCGGACTCAAGGCAACACGGTCGAAGGGGAAGCTCTTAGAGGTCGGTGAGGAAGCTGCCGTTCTAGCATATATTGTCTTTCCTCTAATCTATGCATCTTCACTTAGTAATGCAAGACAGGAGTCTTTAGTTGCAGATATTCAGGCAGGGCTTTCTCCTAGCTTGAGTATGACAGAAATCTTGAAAAAGACGGGTGAAATTACTGACATCCCATCAATCAGCCAGCCCTTTCTAGTCAGCACCGAAGGTGGTACCCTGGGCAATATACCTCTCAGAGAATACATCAAGGCGGCAGGGCTAAAACTGGAAGGAATGGGCGATATCTGGCCCCTACAGGTTCTGATGGGGATGCGTGAGAAGGAGTGGACAATTGATCAGCATGCAGCCATCCAAGAAAAGATCAATGAAACCCACGAGCAGATGCTGGATTTTATTCTTAGACAGCGTGAGGCCCTAGCTAAACAGGCTGCGCAACCCCCTGCAGTCCAAGGCATTCAGATGACGCCCGATGGACCCATGATGATTCAGAAGTTGGCAGATGAGCCTATCTTGAAGGAGTATCAGCAGAATATCAAGGATCAGATGCCCTCTTTCGCAGCATCAGATGTGGCTCTCGTTGGCCTCATTCTGAGGCAGCACTCAGATCTGGCCTTTGCCCAGCTTGCAGAACAGCCGGCCGCTCTCACTAGAAATCGCATGAAGTATGCGAGAGAGGAGTACTTGATGACAATCAGAAATACCCAGCTGTACAAGCAGCGCATAAGCTTCGCTGGTGAACCTCCTGAGCCTGTAAACTGCCCCCACGTAAAACCTCTCGAGATGATTCGGAAGGTGAAGGACGATAAGAAGCGGTTTGCTCTGCTAGCCAAATTCTTGACCACGTTCCAGGGATCAAAACAAGATAACTGGGTCAATTGTCGGATTGGTGATCACCACCTCCTCTGCGTACACGAGCTCTTACAGGTCTACCAGTTCTTGAGACCTGGTGACGCATCAGTCTTGAACAAGGACATCCAGCTCAACTTCGGTGGCGGTCAGCACATGGGCTCCTATATCTGCAGGAACTGTGGTCAGCCAATTAGCGAATTGGATTACGATACGCACTTGGAGTTTGATGACCAAGGTAAGCCAATGATGGGCAGATCCGAACTAGTAGATCAGGATGCAGTGACGCAACAGGAGATTGACGAATTAATAGGGCCTCTTGGTGACTTGGAAGAGCCTGTTGAATTTGATAATGAGACAAAGAGGCTCATTTTCAATACAGCCAGACAGATGGCTGATAAAATCTTTGCACCACTTGAGACTGGCGACTATATGACACTTGTTGCGAGGGCATTTGGCGTTTTACAGCAGATCCCTGAACGTGAGCGCTACATCAAGATTCAGAAGGCGAGAACTAAGAGCAAGGCAGCACAAGCAGCAGATTTCGGTGCAGATTACGATATCTATATTAATCAGGCATTAGTCTGCGCAGTGGGTGTCCACCTCCTCCTAATCATTCAGAGCAAGAAGCCAGATTTTATCTTGCGTGGAATTGCCTCGGGCTGCCGCAGTCTGAGAGGCGAGCCTCTAGAGACTGATGGTGGAAATCACGGTATCCAGTGCATTGTCTCAGTGATTGCCTCCTTTCAGAAGGATTCCCCTCCCTGGAGCCTAACCCAGTTTCAGCGTGAGAAGGATGACACGATCAGAAACCGAATGGTGATGGATGTGTTTGAGCCGATCTTGAAGGCAGCACTACAGGATCCGACCATCCTACAGGCTCTCGCACAGAAGCGTGATTACAAGCGTAAGATATTGGGCGCTGCG